TTAATGAATCTGAGGTTGAACAAGCCCAGGTTGTTTTAGCCGCACAAGACTTGCTTGATCGCATTACAAAAATGTATGAAGATGTTGCAGAAATGCAATATAAAGATTTACCAAATTTAGCTTCAGCAATGAAAGAAGAATTAGGTGTTAATGCAACACAAGTATATTTTGATGCACAAACAGCTACATTAAGTGCATTAGTTGGTGCTCTTGAAGAAGCAAAGACAAGTATGGATTCAGCAATGGGTTCACTTACTGGTGAAGAAATGATAGAGCCAGAAGAATTTGGCGATGTAGATCTTGGAACAGTTGAACCCGACGTTGAACCCGACGTTGAACTTGACGTTGAACCTGAATTAGAACCCGAGCTTGATGATACTACCGATTTTGGTAGAGAAAAACGCTAAAATGTTTGTCAAAGAAGTTGTTGGGTCGGTAATCCAAGAATTATCTGCTTTAGTTCAATATATCATTAGCCGTTCTGAATATTTAAAAACCCGTTCAACAATTTCCACACAAAGTTTTATAAAAATGGCATCTGATATGGGTATTAGTATAGATGTATCAGGATTACAGAATATAGCACAAAAACCACCACTTAGTGGAATGATAAAGAATGTAGACCCAAATACAATATCATTTGATTATGATGACGCATCAACATTAATGCCGGTTGATAAAGCACAGGATGTTGTAAAAGGTATGGCTAAACGGGCTATGAAGAAAGGCTCTGGTCTTGATAGTATTGCTAAAGGTTTATAAAAAATAATTAAAAATGGTTCTTTTATTACAATCTAAGATTGTAATAATTAAACCCGTCACAATGTTGACGGGTATTTTTTTGACTTACATGAGTTGACAATTATAACTAACAATGTTACACTAATTAAAAATAATGATAGAATCAAAATTTAATTACATACCACTTAATAGAACTACTGATGATAATGGTAAAAGACTTTATCAATCCCCCGACGGTGATAAATTAGCTTCGGTGACAACTATTTTGTCAGCCACAAAGCCTAAAAAAGATAAAGAAGGTTTAGAAAGGTGGCGTAAAAGTGTAGGTGAAAAGAAAGCCACTGAAATAGTTACAGAAGCGGCTAGTCGTGGTACTCGTATGCACTCCTATTTAGAAAAATATATATTAGGAGAAGAACTTGCAGAATCTGTATCTAATCCTTATGCACAACAAAGTTTAGATATGGCTAAAATAGTAATTAACGAAGGGTTGACTAATGTTGATCAATTTTGGGGCACAGAGGTCCCTTTGTATTTTCCACAAATATATGCAGGTACTACAGATTGTGTAGGAATGTATAATGGTAGCGAAGCAATAATAGATTTTAAACAGTCGAATAAATTTAAAAAACGACAATGGCTTGGAGATTATTTCCTACAATTAGTAGCCTATGCAGAAGCACATAATGAATTACATAGCACCAATATAAATAAGGGAGTTATATTAATGTGTACTAAAGACTATAAATTTCAGGAATTTATTCTCGAAGGTGATGAGTTTAAGCAACAAAAAGACTTATGGTGGAAACGAGTCGAAACCTATTATATGGATAAATACTAGAATTAACAGGATTATATTAGATGGCTATTGTTCAAATTTCAAGAATTACACACAGACAAGGTTTGGCAGAAAACCTCCCACAACTTGCAGGTGGGGAATTAGGCTGGAGTATAGATGAGCGTAAACTATATATTGGTAATGGCACATTAACAGATGGTGCACCAGTAATAGGTAATACCGAAGTATTAACAGAATTCAGTGATGTATTGGCATTAGCCTCTTCATATACATACAAAGGTGATGCAGGTGGTTATACAGTTGTAACCGGTGCAACAGCCGCGGCACCTATAACACGTAAGTTACAAGAAAAATTTGATGACTTTGCAAGTGTAAAAGATTTTGGTGCAAAGGGTGATGGAACTACTGATGATACTGCGGCTATTAACAGAGCACTTTATGAATTATTCAGTAGGCAGGTTAGTGCAGAGATTCGTAGAAGTTTGTATTTTCCTGCAGGTACTTATATAATTAGTGATACTATTAAAATTCCTTCGTATGCTAAATTATGGGGCGAAGGTGCAGATAGTTCTGTAATTAAATTGAACCCTGCAGATTCATCATTTCCAAGTTATCTAGCTAGAACTACAGATAGTCTTCAACAGACTGGTACTAATATTGGTTTAAATGCCGCAATATTACCAAAGCAAATTGAAATTAGTGATTTAACATTTGAAAGTGCAATAGCAACAAGTGTATTTTTATTAGAATCTACAAGCCAGGCATATTTTAATTCAGTAAACTTTATTGGCGGTGACGAGGTTGCTAATTTAGGTGTTGCAACAGCAAATACTAAATGTTTTGAAATAAAAGGCTCATCAACTAGTGTTCCTGAAATGGTTACAGTTGATAAATGTCAATTCAAGTTATGTACATATGGTGTTCATTGTGATGATGATGCTAAAGGTGTTACTGTTTCAAACAGTAGATTTTATAATTTATTTAGAGGTGCTGTTCTAGGCGAAAATAAAGAATCGGCAGATACCGGTCCGCAAGCATTTAGAATTGTACATAATTTATTTGATGAAATTGCATCTGCAGGTGTTTATATAGACAATGTAAGTCATAATTGTAGTGGATATAATACATTTTTAGATGTCGGTAATAGTTTTAATGGCGAAGGCAATGCGGCAACACATGTTATACAATTATTAGAAGATGATAATGTTAGTATTGGTGATATGTTTGAAAGATCTGATACAAATGCAACTAGTTTTAGTAGAATAAAGCGTGGTAGTGGTAAAAACGTTGTAGCATTTGATGGAGCCAAAACTATTATACAAGGCGAGTACGAAAGACAATCGGGTCTTGTAGCTACATTAACAGATGGTGTATCAACTGATGATAGCACAGATTCTACAATATTAATATTAGCAAACCCAACTTATAAATCATTTAAAATTGATTATTCAATTTTAAGAGGTGACACACACAGAATAGGTACTCTTAAATGTGCTGTGGGTCCTATGGATTCTACCGGCGCAGGATCTTTATCAATACAATGGTCAGACGGTTATGTAGAGAATTCAGATACCGGTGTTGTTCTTCAAATTATTGAAGAAGGTACAGATATAGAATTTCATTATACAACTACGGTTACAGGCACTAACGCAACTATACATTATAGTATATCACATTTGAACTAGTCTTGCCCTCTATAACGATTATATTCTTAACTGGTAGGTCTTTAAAGTCGTAAATACTCAACATGACAGCAATACAAGTAAAAAAGCGTAATGGGCATAACGAACCATTAGACATCGAAAAGTTACATAAGGTAGTTTTTTGGGCGACAGAAAGAATAACTGGGGTTTCTGCTAGTGAAGTTGAAATTAAAAGCCAAATTCAATTTTATAATGGTATAACAACAAGCGATATTCAAGAAACATTAATTAAGTCTGCCGCAGATTTAATTGATGACGACACACCAAATTATCAGTATGTAGCAGGCCGGTTGATTACGTATCACCTTCGTAAAATGGTCTATGGACAATTTCAACCTTGGGAATTGATTGATGTAATAAAGAAAAATGTAGATCTAGGTTTTTATGACAAAGAGTTATTGTCAGCTTACACAAAAGATGAATGGAAACGTATTAATTCTTTTATAAAACATGATCGCGACGAAGCACTTACCTATGCCGCAATGGAACAATTCCGTGGCAAATATCTTGTACAGAATCGTGTTACAGAACAGATATATGAAACACCCCAGGTTTGTTATATATTAATAGCCGCCACATTATTCAGTACGTATCCAAAAAATTCAAGATTATCTTGGGTAAAAGATTATTATGATGCAATTAGTACACATCAAATATCATTACCAACACCAGTTATGGCTGGTGTACGTACACCACAAAGACAATTTAGTAGTTGCGTATTAATTGAAACAGATGATAGTCTTGATAGTATTAATGCTACCACTAGTAGTATTGTAAGATATGTTTCACAAAAAGCAGGTATCGGCATCGGCGCCGGACGTATTCGTGCTATTAAGTCACCTATTAGAAAAGGTGATGCATATCACACTGGTGTTATTCCATTTTTTAAATTATTTCAAAGTGCAACACGTAGTTGTAGTCAAGGCGGAGTACGCAATGGTGCCGCAACCTTATATTATCCTTTATGGCATTTAGAAGTAGAAGATTTATTAGTTCTTAAAAATAATAAAGGAGTAGAAGATAATCGTGTTAGACAAATGGATTACGGTGTACAATTTAATAAGTTAATGTATGAAAGATTATTAAACGGCGAAGATATTACCCTATTTTCTCCTAATGATGTACCAGAGGTATATGAAGCATTTTTTAATAATCCTGAAAAATTTAAAAATTTATATGAAACCGCAGAACGTAATACACATTTACGTAAAAAGAAACTTAAAGCAGTTGATTTATTCAGTTCCTTTATACAAGAGCGTAAAGATACAGGTCGAGTTTATTTACAAAATGTTGATCATGCTAATACTCATGGATCATTCCTTCCTGACGTAGCACCAATCAAACAAAGTAATCTTTGTTGTGAAATTGATTTACCAACTAAACCATTAAATGATATTAATGACCCTGATGGAGAAATTGCATTATGTACCTTGAGTGCAATCAATTGGGGTGTATTTAAACAGCCAGAAGAAATGGAAAAAGCATGTACTTTAGCGGTTCGTGGTTTAGACTCTCTTTTAAGCTATCAAAATTATCCGGTATTGGCCGCAAAACATGCCACTAAGAATAGACGTCCGTTGGGTGTTGGTATTATTAATTTTGCCTATTGGTTGGCAAAAAATGATTTTACATATACAGATTCTAAATGTTTGCCAGAAGTAGATCGTTGGGCACAATATTGGTCATATTATTTAATTAAGGCATCGGCTGATTTAGCTAAAGAACTTGGTTCTTGTCCTTATAGTAATCAAACAAAGTATCACCAGGGCATATTGCCTGTGGATACCTATAAAACAGAAGTAGATGAATTAGTTAAACATAAAGATGCTGTAGATTGGAATGGTTTGCGTAAACAATTAAAAGAACATGGAATACGTAATTCTACTTTAATGGCAATAATGCCTGCCGAAACCTCCGCCCAAATTAGTAATGCAACAAACGGTATAGAACCACCGCGTAGTTATATTAGTATTAAACAAAGTAAACATGGTGCATTAAGGCAGGTAGTTCCGCAATATAGTCGTTTAAAAAATAAGTATGAGTTACTATGGTCACAACGTAGTCCGGAGGGATATTTAAAAATTATGGCAATTCTCCAGAAGTATATTGATCAAGGAATATCAGTAAATACGTCATATAATCCACAGTTTTATGAAGATGAAAAAATTCCAATGTCGGAGTTGATTCAACATATTTTAATGTTTTATAAGTATGGTGGAAAGCAATTATATTATAATAATACACATGATGGTCAAGGTGAGCTCGATGTCGATCAGGCTCTTTCTAATTCTACAGATTTAGAAGATGATGAAGAATGTGACAGTTGCACATTGTAAGGAAATAATATGAGTATAATAAATTTTAATAAGAAAACCAGTCACCTGACTAATTTAGCATTTTTAGATCCTAATGGAAATAATGGAATGCAAAGATATGAAACTGTTAAATATCGTCAAATTGATAAATTAACAGATAGACAATTAAGTTTTTTTTGGCGACCAGAAGAAATTGATGTTATACAAGATAATAAAGATTTTAAAGAGTTAACAGCACAAGAAAAACATATTTTTACTTCTAACTTAAAAAGACAAATTTTATTCGATTCTGTACAAGGTCGCGGTCCTAATCTTGCTTTTCTTCCATTATGTTCTTTGCCTGAATTAGAAGCCTGGATTGTTACCTGGTCATTCAACGAAACAATTCATAGTAGATCATATACACATATTATTCGTAATATCTATCCTAACCCAAGTGAAATATTCGATGAAATGACAAATATTCAGGAAATACTTGATTGTGGTGTTGATATTAGTAAATATTATGATGATTTAATTGAGTATTCATTATTATATAGAGCTCTAGGTAAAGGTAAACATACAATTAATGGCGAACAAATTAATCTTAGTACATATGAGCTTAAAAAATTATTATGGTTAAGTCTTAATTCAGTTAATGTTTTAGAAGGCATTCGTTTTTATGTTTCTTTTGCATGTTCTTGGGGTTTTGCAGAAGTAAAGAAAATGGAAGGTAATGCAAAAATTATTAAATTAATTTGTCGTGATGAAAATATTCACCTCGCGTCAACGCAGATGTTACTTAAAATATTACCTAAAGATGATAAAGATTATATTAAAATAGCAAAAGAAACTAAAGACGAAGTGACTAAAATGTTTCAATTCGCGGCTGATCAAGAAAAAACTTGGGCAAAATATTTATTTAAAGATGGCTCAATGATTGGATTAAATGAACAACTTTTAAGTGATTATATAGAATGGATTACAAATAAAAGAATGACTAGTATTGGTTTAACTAGCCCATATAAAGGTGGTTCAAATCCATTGCCGTGGACTAAAAAGTGGATATCGGGTGGCGAAGTTCAGGTAGCACCCCAAGAATCAGAAATAACATCATATTTAACAGGAGCAGTTAAGCAAGATATAGATAAAGATACTTTTAAAGGCGTGAGCCTGTAAAATAATCATAATTACTTATATAGATCCATGGAGAAGGAAAAATGTTAACGGTATATTCAAAAAATCATTGCTCATATTGTGAATCAACCAAACAATTATTAAGTATTATGGAAATACCATATGAAATTATAAATGTTGAAGACAAACCCGAAGCATATGAATTTTTAATACAAGAAGGACATAGATCTGTACCTCAAATTTATAAAGATGGAAAAATATTTGTTGAGGGGGGTTATCAAGGTTTAAATAAGCTAACAAAAGATGAAATTATAAATCAATTATAGGATACATTATGAAAGAAGGCGATATTTGGACAATTAAACTCACATCAGGCGAAGAACTCGTAGCAAAAATTATAGAAATATATGACGACCATTACATGGTTGATAAACCTGTTAGTGTAGCACCTACAGCACAGGGTATGCAACTAATACCTAGCGTATTTACAGCAAATACCGACGATTTAATTAAAATAAATACTAGTGCAATCACATTAATGGCAAAAACAAATTCAGATGTACGTAATAGTTATGTTAATGCTACATCTAAAGTTAAAGTGCCAGAAAAGAAAATAGTTTTAGGATAATAAATTATGCCAGGTGCAGTTAGAATAGGTGATGTTAATCAAGCAGGCGGAGCAGTAACCCAAGGGGCGATGACTGTTATAATTAATGGGCGACCTGTATGTACACATACTAGTAAAGTAACCCCACATCCTTGTTGCGGTGCTCCAGGTTGTTCAATGCATTGTTCTGCAACAACCACAACAGGTAGTAGTACAGTAATAGCCGGTGGCCGTCCAGTAGTATATAAAGGTGTCATGGATAGCTGTGGACATTCACGTAAAACTTGTAGTCAGAATGTTATTGTAGGAGCATAAGATGGCGAAGAACCTATTTGGTGGTACGGTACCTGGACCAGGAGTTAAGTCTTTTTTAGGAACACAAGGCGCCTCCCGAAGTCAATTACCCGGTAGTGGTGGTTCCGGTGGAGGAAGTGGTGGTTGTGGCGGCGGTTTTACTTCATTAATGCTAATATCAGCGGGAGGATTGTTAGAAAATGCTGGCCTGGCAATTAATCCTGCGGTTTTAGATAATATTACTAAGTTAACCAACGGCAATCCTATTACAGACACTCTCACTCAAATTAA